GAATGGTCGTTCATATTGACTAGGATCACAATATTTTTTCATCAGTTCATACCAATCATCAGCTTGCTTGTGATTCTCACCTTGCAATACATTTAAGAATTTACAAGCACCTGTGCGGTTCGCCATAAAGTAATCATTATTGATATAAGTACCTTGCACTGCTTCTTCAAATGAATTAATACCACTGGCGACACGTCCTTCTGGACTACGACATACCCAGGCTGGAATATCTAAGATCATACCATAGTCCATATATGCATCCATCCATGCTAGCACCAGCTCACGTTTCTTTTGTGCTTTAGGACACGTAGGATCCTTCCAATCACCTTCCCAAACACCTTTACCGATCTGGAAACCACCTGAATCACCCAAGACAAATGATCTACTGCGATCACGATTACGTATCATGTCTTCTTTTGGACTATGTTTGTTTACATCAAGTTCTGCGTGACCTGCTGAGTATAGTGCCCAATGATAAGGAAAATAAGCAGCGTCTGGATTAAGCCAGTTAAGACCTTCAATCCCGTTTTCAAAGTCTGCTGGTATACGTGTGGTTTCAACATACAAGTTTCCATTCTCATCAGGAAAACGCTGTTTACCTACGTAAGTAGCATAGAAGCCACTCAATGCTGGTAAGAATACAGCATAGTCTAGTTGCTTTGCGGTTAAGTTATCACGTTCCATAATGTGTAGTCTTCTCGATATGTGTTCATTAGTTTATTAGTTAAATTAGGATTCTGTGCAAGTTGATCTCGCAGAAAATCTACTAGGGATTCTTTGTATTTGTTACCTTGTGCTTGATTACGATCAATGACTATATCTATATTTAGATCAATATCATGCGTAGTCAAATATTGTTTAACTGCCTGTTCTGGTTGCTTGGCACTATTAAAAAATACACAGTTCTCTATAGGAATGCTTTGTATAAAGTATACTTGTTTTTCGGTATGATCGTCAAATATTACTCGATCAAATATTAAATCCTGTATAATGTTGTTCCAATTTTTAATAATATCATCTGACGTCCTACCATTTTTTAACAATGATGAACACAAGTATTCTGCCATGCCACTAATCCAACGATCAACAGGGTCACGTAATAGAATAATTAATTGCTTATTGGTTAAATCTGTAGTTAAGAAATTACCTATATTCCAATTATTCTTTAATAGCAGTTGTCCAATATAACTGCTAGAATTTTTTGGTATTGGAATGTAGACTAAATTATCTTTAACAAACATGCCGCCAGGAGCAAACCCCCTAGCAGTATGTTGATTCTTCCAATACTCAAACATTACTTACTCTGTGCTGGTAAGATGTAGTTGTATGTAGCAAGACCTGAGTTAACAGTGATCTGTGCCGCACCTTCATCACTGATACTAAATTTCTTATCACCTGCTAGATTTAAGATACTTAACACAGCATTAACTGGCCAAGACCATGCTTTGCTTAACGTACCTGTAACACCTGCTTGAAACACAAAGTTACCTGCATGACTGCTATGATCACCAAATGATAATTCTAAGTTACCGTTGTTGGTTTTAGCAGTAAAGTTTGCTTCTTCTGCGTTAGCTGACGCTTGGAATTTAAGTCTTTGGATATTTGTCACCGTTGGTTCAAATTCAACATTCCACGTGACTGCTCGCATCTTAACTGTTTTAAGTTTGTCGTTAATAATCTCTGTACTCATAAAACGATAATCGTTCTTAAAGTCGCCAGCGGCATTTTCAAAGTGTAGGCCTACTGCTACCTGCTCACCATTGCGATCTTGTTTGGTTAAACTAATCTTAGCATTGTCTTTGTATTCTGGAATACCTAAGATAGTGTTTAGTTTTCCCAAATTTGGCATACCAAATGTACCAATGAATTCTGCTACTGGTCCGTTTAGTTTAGCCTGTACGATAACACTGCGGTCTTCTGCTAGTGCTTCGATGTTAGTTTCTGTGTCTGTACCTGATACTTTAACTAGATCAATAATGCCTAATCCGTAAGTGTTTTTAACGATGTCTAATAGATGGTCTCTCATTTGTTTCTCCTTTGATAATTGATTATATATGATTTATTTAGATTTTGCAACTTTATTGATAAAATTTATATGTTAATGATTTCTGCCATTGCCTGCGCCGCTTTTAATGTGGTAAGTTTGCCAGGTTTTTTAAGTATTGCCAAACTTACATGGGTATTAAACGCATCACCTGTATCAAAATCTTTTAGGTCACTAATTTCATATCCAATTTCAACACATAGTTTTTTAAGCCATCTCGAACTGGCATAAGCACAAGCCAGAGATTCTGCACGTAAAGCAGGACCTGCTAGATCACAATTAGTATAACTGAACATAAAATGGCCCCCTGGACGTAATAAACAGTAAACTTCTCTTATATATTTTTCGACGAAGACTAAACTCAGATAATTAAAATAATCCCAACACAGCACAAAACTGAATTGTGCTTGTGGTAATTTAGAAAAATTTCTATCTGTTATCTCATAAAGTCTCAGTCTATTTTGATATAGATCTGGATAGGGTTTAATTAGTTCTTTTACTAGACTTATGTTATAGTGTGTTAGATACAGAGGATCAGCGGCGACCATTGAGTCTATCCATTTTTTATTCCTTGGATTAATTTGCAGTGCAGGATAGTGCCAATCACTATATTCAGTGATCTTAGATATAATGGCACTTTCAGACTCTGCTGATAGTATTAAACTGTTGTTAAATTTTGGACCCTGGATTTGATTTTCATGAAAATGATTATGATACTCATTATCATTGAACATCGTCACGGACATGTTGTCTATTTCTAAATCTAACTTAGATATTTGTTCGCGTATACTGTTAATTGTTTCTTGACTTTGCTGTTCTAGCAACAAATAATCTTTAATTGTTCGATCGCAATAGTCGGTATGCTGAGGGAAAATACATTTTGTTTTTTCTAAAATCTCAATTCTATCCTCTATAGATTTTTTTAAACTAAGGTGGTCAAATTGATCTACCAGATAGTTCCTAAATTCTACTAAATCGTATAATTTACCCATTATTCAAAACTAAATAAATTATCAAATGTAGTAGCTATCTGTGTATTTTCTGCGATCTTCCAGTTCAACACACCTAATAAGTTTTCTACCTTTTGATCTACGATACCAGTTTCCATGCTAGCGTCATCAAACGGCAATTCCTTGAACCACACAGGAATATGTGTTTCATCTGTAGGATATCCGACACTAGTATAACCAAGTGGATTCTCTTTTAACTTACACACCACAGTTTTCATACCATCAACGATCGTCATGCTGTATTGATCACCCATCATACGTTTTAAGTTGTTCCAATTCATAGCCGCACGCACATGTCCTGGCATGTTGGCTTTGCCTAGGCGTTCTTCTTCTTTGCTATACTTGGTCAAATTGTTTACACGCTTAGGTGTGCCTTTTTCCCAAGCTGGACGCTCTGTGAATACAAGTTTGAATTCACGTACTTTGTCAATGATTGCTTCACGCTCTGCGCCTGTTAATACTTCTAGCAATACACTACTTAAGAAGTCTTGGATTACTTTTGGAGTATCACTGCGTTTTAAGTCTAGTCCCATGGCTTTTACTTTCCCTGGAGTGCCGTGTGTGTCTAAACGATGTCCTTCCATGTCATAGATTAGGATAGCATAGCGTTTCTTTTTAATAAACAAACCTTTAAGTGATACACTTTCTCGCCCACCTTTGATCAGTTCACCTTGACGTCGTGGAGTGTGGAAAGCCTTTTCACAGAATGCCGGAAAACTCTTATTTACTTGATCAGCGATACTGTCATACAATCCTACTGCTATGTCCTTGTTCCATTCCATCTTGCCTTCTTCTACGTCTTTCTTGACCATTGGATAAGCACTGAAGTAACACGAGTCTGTATCACCATAGATAATCGCTTCACCGGTATGATCATATACGCCAGTGATGCATTCATTTATGTATGCATCCATATGACGAGCGATAGTCCTACCTGTTAGTGTAGTTGATTGTCCAATACGTTTGTCAAAGAACCTACAACCTGGATTAAGAATAGCACCATATAGTGAGTTTAAGTTAATCTTCTTAACTAGCTGTCGCTTGTCCCAAAAAGCGATGTCTTCATCGGCGACAGCTTCTTTCTTTTTAACCTGCATGTCCTGACGTTCACTATACCAACGTTCTAGTAATCCCGGTATAATACCTTTGCGTTCATTATTAAAGATGGTGCCATTGGCACTGAGTATCCAGGGCTTGTTGCTGTCAAATATTAGTCGCCAACAGTCTGCGGCACTTAGCACATCACTGGAACCATTGGCCCAGTCAATAGTAATCTCTGTGCCAACTTCACCATTCATCACAGCAGTATACTCTAAACTACCAAACAAGTTTTCCCACGCATCAGCAAAACTGCTACCTGATGTTTGTTTTTCTTTAATATAGTGTTCAGTCATTGTTTGACGCAATTGCCCTACGATAGTTTCTGGCCCCATATTTAATGCACGAATAGCACTTGGATATAGTGAGTTAATGTCGATAGCACCAATATAGTCATGCATGCCTGCTTTAGGAGTTGCAACATACGCACCTGCCGCCTGTGTGTCAAACTGTTCATCACGGTTACGATTTGGAACAACCATACCCAATTGATGTGCTTCGTTGATAATAGCCTGTTCAGTAACGGCCACTGCACCCATGGTAGTCTGTAGTAGCACTGTGTTGTCATGCGCTAGTTCATTAGCAAGATCTAAGAAGCGTAGTTTTGTATCTAGTTTGTGTAATAGTGCTGTATCTTGGCGATTGTATTCGATAAATTTAGCAAAGTCTTTGTTATATAATTGATCTAAGGTACCTTCGTACTGTGTTTTGCTTTCGCCTAGCTCATATTCACTAATAGCATCTAAACTATAACTATGACGCTCTTCATATGTATACTTGCGATAAAGTTGCATATAGTCCATATGCACCCGACCAATCAAATCAAATGTCATATTAGCCGCACCAAAGCGTTCAAATTCACGTTGCTTGGGAAACTGCCCCCATAAACAGAATCTGCGTGTGTCATCTTTGCTTAGGACACGATTGGTACGTTGCACCATGTACGGAATATCAAAGCCTTCACTATTCCAACCTGACAAGATGTCTGCATCATCAATCAAGTCCAAGAATGTTTTTAGTAAATCTTCTTCACGTTCCATCAAGAAACAGTTGTCATAGTTCTTGACAATTTCTTCTGCTGTTTCCCAGCTCATGCTCTTAGGGGGAATCACCATGGTAACTAATTTATCTAGCCAATCTAAATATACTGATACCGCAGTAATTGGATTAAATGGATCTTCTGGACGACTGAATCCTCGCACAGGGTCAAAGTCAACCTCAATGTCAAAGAACGCTGTTTGTAGTTTAGGCGACTTCTGCCCAAGATAGTTTTCCTCAAGACAGCGGAACACGGGATTGATGTCACTTTCCCAGATGCGCTTGCCTGAATTAATCTTAACTTCTTTGTGGAACTCTTTACCTATGCGTGTGCTGAAACGTGACACTGGAGTGTCATAGATAGTACGGAATTTACCACGAGGATCATCGTAGTAAAATGTGTAATTGGCAGGATACTCTTTGTATTCTCTTTGTCCATTTACACGCTCAACGATGTAAATGCGATCTTTTGTTCTGTCGAACAATGCGTCAATATATGCCATGCTTTTCCTTTTTGTGCGACTTCTAGCTCACACACACTCTTCATGCCCGGGTGGGCGTTTTATTAATTATACAACAATCTGCCATAGCCCACAAGATCAACTAGGAAAATAGTTAGGCTAGTCATAAACAATCCAAAACTTCCTCTGCTCAATGCTGAATACATGCTAATAGCCAAACAGCAAAAGAACAAGGGATAAACGACTAAAAATGGCACATCAGGTACAGTGACGGCAAATGTTACTACTACCATGATGTTTAGAAACCAATTAAAGACTTCTAAACATAGTCTAACTGGATGACTGTGCCAATCTTGCTTTACAAAGTCTATGGTCTTGTACCAATTTGTTTTCATGTTTTCACCAAGTTTGGTAACCTAAGTTGTTCATGTAACACCCCAGTGACGTTGCAGGTCCATTTATTAGTTAATCCCACATTACTAGATAAATGACCCCTATTAGGATGCCACACGATAACATCACCTGCACGCCATCCTGTAATAATACTTCTACCAGCTTCTAAATAATGACCTGACCGCCAATCCTCTAAGAAAATAAGAAATCTTATAAGATACTCTTTTTGTTCCTCACTGACGATTCTATTCATATAATGAAATTTATCATAATGCCAGGGCATAACGTTACCTGGGGTCATCAAAGTAGGAGTAACAGTCGCGTCATTCTCTAATGGTAATGCGGCAAGAATATCATTTTCCCATCTAAAATCTATTTTTGGTTTTTTAACTGTGGTTTTCCAATTACGTGTATTACTGCTATGATATCCTTGTTTACTATATAAATTATTCCATTCGTTAAACATCTTACGAGATTCGTCGTCCCATACTTCTCTTTGTTCACCGGTATCAACCAGAGAAATAAAATAATGAGGATGTTCATCTGCAGCTTTTTCACAGTCTTGGATATATTGGCCCCATGGTAGATCTATCCAGCCAAATTTGAGATAATCAACTTGTGCTAGTGTGTCTAGAAAGCTCTTCCGCGATACATATTCTGACATAGTCACCTCTTTTATATTCGTCCCAACCATCAGTTGCCAGGGCAAATGATAATATATTTGTTTGTTCTAATTCTAGTTCTTTACAGATTTTTTCATGCCAGGGCATATATTTTTTAATAAACCAATCATGACTAAATTTATTTAATAAATCATAACTTATAATGCCGGCCAGTTTATTAAATATCCCCATTGACAATGTAGCACTAATACCGTCGTCAACATATTCTTTTGTAAATCTTATACCAGCTCTGATATGCGTAAGTGAATAATTTTTACTAAGACTAAAGTTTATTTCTTTAATACAGTTATGATTTAGATCATAATCGATCCCATGACTAATACCAAAATAACATGCATCAATCATGACCGGCACATTTAGTTTATCTGCGGCAATCAATAATGTTTGATAATTTAGTAAAGTTTTTCCGTTACCCGAAAAAGGATGACTAAGTACAACACAATCGTTATCATCTAATACATCTTCTTCTAAAGGCAAAAAATCTCGCTTTTGTTCTCTAGCTAATATTCTAGTGAGTACAAAATCACTTCTACTCGTTCTAATCCTACGGCCAGGGTATCTTGCTATAAATTCAGGAAATGCGTTACTAGATCCTGACAGATAAGCAGAATACTTAAATGAGTCTAATCCCGTAATCTTGTTATAATTGCTACTAGCAATCCAATTGCGCCAACTTCTTTCGTAATCTATATGTTCAAAACTATTAATTTTATCAATAGTTAGAGTACTTAGAAGTTGATCTATTGCGCTTCTAACATCAATATCTAGAATTGGTTTTGACCCTGGACTCAAACTGTGCGCCCAACTGTTTCGAGAATGTCAGTGACTGTTTCGTGATCAGCATTGGTTTCGGTTAGTTTTGATTTTTGAGCGATCTTAATCGCTTTTTTTAGCAAACTAGGTTTGATTTCTAATTCTTCTGCTACTGCTTTTACAGTATCATTCAAGCCTGCGCTCAAATCTTCTACTTCTTGTAGTACAGCAATACCTTCGTTAATTAGTTGAGTTAGTTTGGCTTTTTGCTCGCCTGAAAACATTTTTGATGCCATGATGTGGCTCTCCTTGGTTGAAAAATATATTATACTACAATTATATATGCTTGTCTACGATTTGTTATAAATATTTTAATGTACAACTGGTATTATTCTTTAATTGTAATTTTTCTCATATGGCATTCCATGAGCAGTGTTTATTCCATATATCTCCATAGGGGTAAAGGTCATAACCATTTTAAATTCCATCCTGTATTAGAACATTTTTTCCGTTTTTGGCTGTGGTTCACCATTGGATTCAGTTGGCCCAATTGGATGCAGTTTTGGGTTGCTAGACATCGTAAACACCATAGATACAGTGATACTATAGATGATCCTCATAGTCCATTTCATGATAACTGCAATGGAAATTATATTAGTTCTGAAGAATTACAAGAATATGCGTCCGATATTATATCTCCCAATGATTGGATAGAACGAAATCTTTATTGTAAATATCCTAAATTGGGTATGAAATCACTTGTAGTTATCCACACAATATTATTTGGATGGGCCGGATTTATCATTGGTGCAAGTTTTTATTTAAGTCGTTACCCTATAGGGAGATTCTTTGGTGAATATGTAACCCACAAGTTTGGGTTTAACTATGCCGGTAATCGTAGCGCAGATAGATCTAAAATTGTTTTTCCTATAGGATTCTTAATGGGCGGAGAAGAAATACATGCACACCATCACAATGATACTAGTAAACCTTATTTTAGCCGCCATTGGTGGGAATTTGATATTGGTTGGTTTTATGCTAAAATTTTAATGTTATTTGGATTGATTACACTAACTAATCCTACAAACACGTAATATTTTACTAGCGGTTTGGAATTCTAATGCTAGATCATCGTATAGATCTTCTGGCGGGCGTTCAGCATAAGCTCGTGATATATAGGCCATTTGCCCTATGTCAGAATAATATATTTCTGTAGGCCAACGGTGTTTACCCCACTCCATGCTGTTGATTAATAAGCATTCATCGCCTACATTTTTCAGCATTTCTTTTTTAGCTTTAACTGGAAGATTGACACTGGTTAGTAGTTTAACACCTACAGGAACTGTGTTGACCAAGGGTTTGTCTAGATAGTGTGCGAACAAATGGACTATATATGCTTCCACTTCGTGCGCCAAATTAATTGTTAGTTCGCACTCTGCTCTGCGAACGATATCATACGACTCTCTTACGTAGATATCCCAGTTGGTCATCTACATTACCAATTTCTGCATGACCAATAGCGTGCACCAGTCCTCGGTCCCGGATTAGTATCACAGCGATGTCTTGCTCTGAAACTCTTACGTCGTGCTGGATTTGATTTTTTGATTCGCATGTTAGGATCACCAAAGTTTACTTTTTTGATGTTGCCAGTCTTAGGATCCTTAACATAAACCTTAAACTTCTTAACGTCGCCACGCATAGGCTTACCAAGAGATACT